TTCCTTGTATAATTGTAAAACATTCAGTTCCTGAATCTGACAATCTAACACCATCACCTGGAGCAAAAGTGTCATTATAAATTGCTTGTTTTATAGCATTTGTTTCAATATTATATAAGTTCCAAACATTATAAGTTTCTTGAGTTTTCATTTCACCTACTTTTTTACCTGCTGTATTTACAGCATAAGCATTAATGTAATAAGCCACTCCAGGTGTTAAAGTAATTGAAATCGAAGATGTATCAAGAGTAAAGTCAAAAGCAGCATTTTGATTACCTGAAGTAGTTATAGCATATTTTGTATTATTCTCATAATTAAAAGAATCTGTTCCAAAATAAAAACCATATTCTGTTACATTGGAATCACCAATATCTGTAACTTGACCTCGTAAAATCATTTTATCATCAAACACTTGTGTTGCTAAAGGTTGTTGAGTTACAACTATTGGAGATACAGGTTCAGGTGGTTCTTCTGTTGTGACATTTTCTGCAGTAAAAGACCTTGATGCACCAATTCCTTCCTCGTTAATATTATTACTTGCAAAAGCTGTTGCATAATATCTTTGATTTTCAATTAAACCTGTAACATCAAAAGTGAAAGAATTAGTTGTATCAGTTGAAAAATATTTAACATTTTGATTATATATTGAACTTGTTCCAAAATAAAACCCTCTATTTATAATATTAATTCCTCTATCATCAAGAATTTGACCATTTAAAGTTGCACTTGTACTTGTTATATTTGTTATTGAATTTGTAGAAACTGATGGAACAGATGTTGGTTGTTCAGAAACAGTTCCTTGAAGTTGGTCTAATAAAACATTAGGGTCGTAAACAACTCGTCTATCATAATAATTATGATTTGAAATAATATACCAAGAAGCATTTGATTGAAATATTCTTGAATTTGTATTTATTAATAATTCTTTTAAAACTTCTTTTGCATTTCTTCTTACAAAATCTTCTGTTAAACCAAATTCGTGAATATATATATCGTGAAAAATTGTTAAAGATTGTCTAATAACAGTATTAAATATTTTACCTCTTATATTGTTTTGTATATATATATCAAAATCTAAACCTGTAAGTTTTAATATTTCTTTTATATAATAAAATGCAGAATCATAATTATTTTGGTCTCCAGAAGCAACTTTAATATTACCATTATTTTCTGTTTCTATCCCTCCATAAGGTGAATTATAAGAATCAAGAGTTCCTAAACTATCAATTGCAAGTAATTTTAAATTATAAGGTTTTGATATTAATTGTTCAATATAATTATCAAATATTAAAAAACCTTCCCAATAAACTTCAAAAACATCACTTTTCGCCCAAAGAGTTTCTGTTTCATTCCAATTTGTGTTTGCGACTTGCCATAAAGGAGAATCAAGAGTTATTGTGTCATCCTCTTGACCTGCTAATATTCTAACCTTATATTCTCTTTCATTAAAGTTTGAAAATTCATCATAATTAACATCATCTGTAACCTTTATATTTATTTCACAAGATGAACCTATAATTGGGTTATAAAAATCATCTTGGTTTTCATATCTTATAATAGCAGGACTGTCTGTTCCAATTATAGGTAAAATATCTCCTTCATAATCTTTTTTTAATATTTCTAAAGTTCTTTTATGACCTCTGTTATCTGAAAACTTTAGTTCATATTTTACTCCGTATGTTGCCATTATAAAATTCTGTTTCTACTTTTTTCTGCTCTTTGAAGTGCTAATATTAAATCTTGTCCTCTAACTACAAATTCACCATTAAGATTTGTTGAACCTCTATCACCTATCATACTCTTTAATTTGTTAAGTGGTGCTACAACTTCAGGATTATGTCTTGCACCTGCATATTCACCTAATAATCCTACTGTTGGACCACTTATAATACCACCTTTAGCAAAAGCAGTAATACCTTCATTATTTACTTTATTAGCAAGACCTTTTAATGCTGCTCCTACTGCAATTGCAGCTAAACCTAATACAACTCCAAGACCAGGAATAAAAGCATTTTTCATTAATTCAGAAGTAATAATAGCAAATGTACCTGCTTGAATTAATAAATCACCTAGAATAGATAATATTTGATTAGAAAATTCTTTTAATGATGCTGTTCCACCTGAAAAAGCATTACTAATTTGTCCTGCAAGTGTAGTTAATACTCCTTGCATAGCTTGTTGTGAAAATTGAACAGATTTAGAAGCTTCTTCAAATTTCTTATCAAATGATTGTATTTTTAAATTTGATGAATCAATTCCTTGATTAATTGAATCCCAAGTTGATTTTGATTGAAGTTTTAAATTAGTAAATTGTTCATTTATTATTGGAAATAAATTTTGCAATTTTATAACACTTTTTTTAACTCCATCAACAACACCATCACCAATAGAATTACCAATTCCTACACCTACTTGTTTAAATCCATCCATTAAACTACCAACTGCTGATGATATTTTTTCTAAAATACTTTCACCTAATGGGTCTAATGCCTCAATCATTGGGTCAAACTTATCATTAATACCTTGCAATAAAATATCCATATCTGCAAGTACTTCATTAATCGTTGTTTTATTAAATAAAGACCTAATTGCTTTTCCAATTGTGCCCATACGAACAACTGCTTTTTCTGCAAATTTGGCTATTTGAAAACCAACCATTTGTATATTAGTTTGTACGTGTTCAAAAGCTAATATTAATGCAACTACTGCTGCTGAAACTAAAACAACAGGAGAACTTAAAAGAGCAAATGCTGATGCTAAACCTGAAATAACTAAAACTGATGGTCCTAAAGCGATAGCAATACCAGATAATGTTAAAATTAGATTTTTTGATGATGTATCTAAATTGTTAAATTTATTTATTAAACTAGTAACAAAGCCAGATAGTTTTTGTATAAAAGGTAAAATTGCAATTGCTAAAGTTTTACCTAACTCTGTTAAAGAAGTTTTAATTGCTTCTAATGATTTTTTAAATTTAAAACTTAATTCATCTTCTAATTCTGTAAATGCAGTATTTAAAGTTCCAGTTGTGTCAGACATACTGGCAAAAATTTGTTCAGTTGTACCAACATTATTTCCCATTAAATCTAAAACACCTGTCAATGCTCTAACATTACCAAATACTTTACCTGCTGCTTCTTGATTATCACCAAATCTATCTGTTAAAGTTTTAAGTACAGATAATAAACCTTGTTCTTTTAATTGTTCTCTTAATCCTTGTGCTGATAATCCAAAATTTTGTAATTCTTCATTAGCTTGTGAAGATGGATTTAATAGTGCTGATAAAATACCTCTTAAAGAAGTTGTTGCCATTGCTGCATCTGTACCTGTTCTAGACATTGCTGCTAATGCTGCACCTACTTCTTCAAAACCAACACCTAATTGAGATGATACAGGTAATACTTTACCCATTGATTGTGCTAAACTATCTGCTTCTAATTTACCTTCACGAACTGCAGCAGTTAAAATATCTGTTGCACTTTCAGCACTTAAATTTTCTTGACCATAAGCATTAACTGCACTTGTAACTGCATCTGCTACTGTCTTAACTTCACCAAGTCCAATTGCACTAGCTTTTGTTGCTGCTTCTAAAACCTTCATAGCATCAGCACCTCGTAAACCTGCTGATGTAATAAAAAACAATGCATCTGCAGCATCATTTGCATTAACACCTGTATCAACTGCTAACCTTTTAACTGCACCACCCATTGCATCTACTTCATCACTTGCTACACCTACTAATGTTTTTATTTTAGTCATTGACTTGTCAAAGTCTAATGCCATTTTTATAGATGCACCACCTACTAAAGCTAATGGTAATGTTAAACTTCTAGATAATGAACTACCTATTGATTTTGCTCTTGCTGAAAATTGTTGAAGCTTAGATGTTGAACTTTGTAATGCAATATTTAATTGAGTTGCATTACCAGTAAGATTTACTTTAAGATTATAATTTTGTTCGTCTCCTAACATAATACAAAAATAACTAATTTTTATTCAACTTACTATTAATAAGTTCTTGGTACTTTTCAAATTCTTTTTTAGATGTTTTTGGTTTTATTTTTTTAACCTTATCTTGAGGTAGCTCTATAAGGTCATGAGGCTTCAACATTTGGCTTTTCTTCGAGCAGTTGACATTATGTATCATTGAAGCAACAAAACGCGTTTGTTCCCACTTTAAATTGTTTTTAATAAAAAAAGATTCAGAGATAAGTATATTTTCTTTAAATGTATTTATCCAAAAATCATTTGGTTTAATACCAACATAACCAATATAAAAATCAGTTATATCATCCCAAGAAAGTTTGTCAGCTATTTTTTTTTTGAATCAGTAGGATTTCTTTCTAAACCTCCATTTAAAGAATTACCTAATATTTTAGATTCTGTCATTGCTACGACAATTTTTTCGATTTCTGTCGCTTCAATATCTTCCAACCAATTACCAATATCAAACTCATCATAATCTATTTCTTTTTTATTCTCTTGGTCATAAGCTAATAGACCACTATAAATTAATGTTCTTAATCCTTTTATTGAAATACCATTAGAAAAAACATCTCCAATTTCAGCTAATGATATATTGAGCATATCTGTAAAGTTTGCCCAAAAGTTCATACTAAAATGGAGTGTTCTTTTTTTACCACCTATTTCTAGAGTGTAATAACCTCTTTGTTTGGTCATTTAATATTTATTAGTTTGTAGATTCTACAATTGCACCTGTAACAGTAATTGAACCACTATATGTTACTGCTTCTTCCATACCACCTGATATTTCTACTGAAGAAAGATAACCTTCTCCTGTGTACACAGTATCTCCAGTTGCAGCAGTTCCAAATGAAAAGTCACATTTTTGTCTTGTAAGTAATTTGTGTGCGATTTCTTTACCACCATTTGCATCAGTATAATCCATTAAACCATCAAAACTAATTTCTGCACTTCTTACTGCAGGAATTACTTCTGAAAATCCTGCTGAATCTTTAGTAGTAGCATCTGACATATCGTTTGTAAAAGAAATTGAACAACTTGTTGTGTGTCCTATTGTAGCAGGTGAACCTGCATCATCTGCAATCTTGATTAATAAATTTGTTCCGTTGAATACTGTTGAAGCCATAACTTTTAATTTTTATACTACAAATATAATTAAATTTTAAATAATAGTTTTTCTATAAATTTATTCCACCAAATTTTAAAATTGTTTTTTTGTTTTTCTAACCAATCTGCTATAATTCTTAATAATTTAATCATATTTTTTATTTTTTATCGTATTTATCTAAAAGTTGTATTGTCTTGATAATTGTATAAACCAACGTTGCTATTATTAAAAGTGCTTGTAGTGCTTCATTTATTTGTGTCATACTTACTATATAAACTCCTAATCCTATTATTGTTGGTTTAAATCCTTCCATTTTAATTTATTTTAAATGCCATATATATATAAGTATCACCTAATTTATTAAATCCATCTGTTGATGACATACCTGAAGCATATTGAAATCCTGTTGATGTAAATGTAACATCAATATCTCCGTTAGTTACTTCTGTTTCTGCTTGATTTGATTCTGCAGCTAAAAATTTATTTATATAACCACCACTTCCACCTCTTACAGAATCTAATATATACCAACTATAACCTGCAGAGGTTATGTTTTTTACCATTAAAAAGTCAGGTTGAAATCCTGTTGCTTCAGTTAATGCACCTGCAGTTCCAGTATAACTTCCACACTTGCTATATCCTGATACTGAATGGAAACAATAAGCTATATAATCATCTCCACTTCCTGA